ATTTTTTCGACTTCCTTCATTAAGTTGTCGAAGTTGCCTCTTTGTTTTCTGAGGTCTGAAAGTGTATTAAACGACATATTTTTTCTCCGTATTTGCGTTGTATAGCGTTATATTAGCGTTGTATTAAGTGACCCATATCCCCACAAGGGGGATATGGATTTCCGGTGGTTACAGCCAAAAGACTTGATTCCTTACGGAACTAACCACTAGCAATTTTATTTATAAGAGTTTCATGTTTTAGATGTAACTTTTTGGTATTCACGATACCTTTTAGGAAAGGCGCATACCTTTTAATTAACAAACATGTATCTCCTATAATTAAATCGTTAGCGTAATCATCTAAGAACGGTTGTATTTGGTGCAGTATAACCACGCTTTCTATTGTTATATGCTTACCTAACAACAACCTTATTTCTACAGGATGATCGTTATCAGTACTCATTAGTCTTTGATCTGCGTTAACTATTGCTTCTAGATCTTGTCCAAATGTGTAACTAATTTTGTCTCGCCTAACTATCCATTCTTTGAATATTTGTTGGGCAGTAATTCCATATGGCATGCCACATCTTCTATCACCATCTACAGCATTGGCAACAGACAATGCTACAAATTCTGGTTGTTTAAATTTATCGCATACCATTTCAAACATACCAGGCAGTCCTTGTTTAGATTCAAACACTTTGTATGGTATATTAATTGCCGTACCATATTTGTATTTGTCTTTAAAGGCATAAGGCCATTTTTGCATATCATACTTGCTCCAAAAATGTTCTTTTATTGCAACATGTATTTTATATGCCTTGTATGGCTCCACTATTCAAAATCCTCTAAAACAAATCCTTTATCAATATAATCTTTAAATGTTGACTTGCCTATATGTACTAGTTTGTTCTCATAATCTATGCCACTTAAATCAGCATATTCTTTTAATGTTCTTTTGTTACCTATACCATATTTGTCTGTAACTTTGCCTTGTAATACTCTATCTACTTTTGCATGAGATGCTTTATGTATTAAATCCATATCTTCATCTCTGTCCCAATGTAAAGTTCTTTTTAACTCTAAACCTTCTACATTATACCAATGATAGAAAGGTAAGTTAGGTACATGTACCATATCATAACCATGTGTAAAGGATCTTAGAGCCAATGTTCCTTCCTCACCATTAAAATATATCTCTTTATCATAAGGAACATCTTCTACCCACTTACCTTCTGTAAATATTCCTCCGCCTGCCATGGCAAATCCTCTATAATATTTTTTACCGTCTATAACATGGGACATTTGTCCTGGGTTATATCCTTTCATCCAAGGTATGTGGTATTGTAATACATGAGTTTGATCTGGATCGTCCTGTGTAATTCTAAATATATATTCTTTGTCTGTATTAAGCCAACCACCTTTAGATGTTAGAACATCAAATGCTTTAGGGTATCCTGTTATAATAGGCTTCTCAAACCAATTAAAACAATTAGAATATTTTTCTAATAAGTCTGCGTCCCATTCCTTTTCAAATAATGTATGAGAATCTATCTGCATAAAGATATCCTCTCCATCAAATAATTCGTCTTGTATTGTACCTCTTGCCCAACATACACCTTTAGACTCTGCAGGATCACATGTCTTGTATCTTATTTCTGGGCCATATTTACCCCATTCTCTTACAACATCTAAATGCTGTAAGGATTGATCAAAAATACCTAGTACTAAGTCTTTTTTATACCTAGCATTTTCTATTATAGATTCTATTGTATATGGTAGTATTGGATCTTGGTAAGATGCAATAGAACAAAATATTTTCACAGGGGTAACTTACTCTTTCTTTTTTCTTTTAATAAATTTAAATCTAATGCTTCTTCTTTAATTTTTGCTTTTAAAGATGCTGTTAAAAACTTAGAAACACTTTCTATTTCTATCTCTTTTTTAATACAATAATCACATACGATGTCCATACATTGCGAAGAAGTATTAAAGGCCATTTTCTCTATAAACTGTGAAAATTCCGTTGAAGTATGGAATTCTTTTGTTACTAGGAATATGTCGCTTACTTTTTCTTTTGTCATCTCTATCGTGTTATCAATTACTACTCTTGGTTCCACTTTTATTCTCCTGAACCCACGCTTTAATATAATCATGTACATTATGCGTGGCTTCTATATAAGGATTTTGGCAATATGTTCTTTCTGCCTCTCCCTTTCTATCAAAAGAATGTACAATAGGGTGCTTAAAACAATCTGCTATAGATGAGATTGATTTAGGATCACCACTTCCAAAATGTGCTACAGAAGGAAGAGAAGGATCTGCCATTAATTGTAAAATGCCTTGTATGACATCATCTACATGGGTGAAGTCTCTTTCCTTTTTACCTGTTCCAAAAATTGTTAATGGTTTACCTTCTAAATAATCCATCTTAAATTTTCTTACGACTGTGCTATACTCACCATAGTCTGCCTCACCTGGTCCATATACATTATAATAAAACATTAAAACATAATCTAAAGCATACAGTCTTCTGTACATTTCTAAAATAGATTCACAAACAACCTTGCTAAATGTATAGGGATTGCCTTGTGATTCAACATATTGTGTACTTGAAGATGTAGAAAAGAATAACTTACAGTTAAATATTCTAGCCCAGTCTGCAACTGCACAAGTTGTATTAATGTTATTAGTAATAGTCTCCGTAGGATACTCTAATGCTCTACGAACTCTAGGACTATTTGCCAGATGAAAAATGGCGGTTGGTGGCTCTATAGAATTCAAATGAGGATTAAAATCCATCACATCACATTTATGATATTCCACGCTGTTATGATCTAAGAATACCTTGCCTGTTCTGTTATCATCAACTACCGTTACACAAAAGCCATTATTTAATAATTGCCTTGTAAGGTGTGAGCCTATAAAGCCACAACCGCCTGTTACTATTACATGAGGTAAATCCGTTAACATGTGCTAATTATACGACCGTTGATTGCTTTAGTCAACATCTTTATAGAAGATATGGTTATCTATCCTTACGGTTTTGGTGTATACCATAGACCATTTAGGTTTTACTTTAGGGCTATGATACCACAACGAACCTTCTGTAAAATCTTCTGTTTCGTATGTGTACATAACTTCTGCAATTAATAGAATATCCTTGTAGCAGTTTTGATCTTTTATTGTGTCAGGTTTCCCATCACAATACCAACTGAATTGGCAAGAGTGAAGATCTATTCTTCCACTAGGATAATATTTAGTTTGTTTTACAACATCACATATAGTATTAGGAAATCTTTCATCCTTTACTCTATTGAGTGTTACTAGTGCAACAGCCATTCTTCCTGCTGTTGATTCACTTCTCGCTTCGTGGTATATATTTTGTGCTAAACATTCAATTTCATGTTCTTTAGCATTTATACTCTCAGCGTACATTACAAAAAATAATAATATTGGTAATGTTATCCATAACTTACGCATATGGTTCCTCCTTTATTAATCTACATCTTCAGAAACTTTCTTATCCTTCTTCCTATTGTACTTAGTTTTATCAGGCACGACAGTAGCCTTGTTAAACAGTCTTGCATAACGGGCTACGGGATTTCTGATTTTAAGTTTCTTTTTACGCATAATAGTTATTTATTATACTTTCGTAGGGAGTATATTACAAGAGTCCATAGGACCATTATATTACTTTAACTGCCCGGTAGGAAACTCAACATAAGGGCCTTGCCGTTGAGTTATTCGTTTCCCGGTGTTTCTGAGGTTTTAATTGTAACATCTAAGTCTTTGCCTTCTGGTACAGAAGCTGTTAGTGAGACTTGAGCCCCACAACCTGCTAGGAACCCTGTTACAATTAATAAAGCAACGATCTGCTTCATCTCCATCTCCATTAAATACATAACTATATATAAGCTCAGGCACAAAAAAGGGTGCCTATAAGACACCCTTTTCCGATCTATGAGTTAGATTAACTGGTATAATTATAGAAAGATATAATTATGTATGTGATGCCGATCAAAGGCATTAACATAACAATATGCTTTCCATAAAAAAGTCCTCGCTTAAAAGTCTTCATCAGTAAAGACCTCCGTGCATTGAGGCATAAATTATTCCTATTGGCAAAAGTAACGGAGCTATCATTATCGCTACTAATTGAATCGCATCGCAGATTAGACAAACCTTGTCATTCTCTCTTAGTCTATCAACATTGGTTCCTATGAGCTTCGCTACCTCGCCGAAAGTAGCTGTGGTCATAACACCATCTCCTATTATTAATTTCGTTAATACAATTATATAAGCGAATCTTATATAATCACTTATATTTATACAGAGTGACTCTATTTATGGAAATGTTTCTGTAAAGAATTGGTATTTATAATCTAAATAGTGCAAAGGCAACAAAGGGCGCCTTTTACAGTCACCCCTCATTGATCGTCTTCCTTAGTCTTCTTTAAGTTCGCTTGTAGGGAAGTCAGGTTCTTTAACTTCAAGCTCTTGAGCTTGTTCCTTAACTTCATCGCTAACTGTATCAACTACACCAGCTGCAACTTCTGCAGTTGTAGAAACAACATCAGAAACATCTTCTGCTACTGCCCCAACCATGTCGGCTCCTGCCTGCATGCCTGTTTGGACAGTGGTTGCTACTACATTTCTAGCTGTATCAATACCGGTTGCTACTGAAGCGCATCCTACTATAAAAAGAAAAGGAAGGATAGCTATTATCCTTTTCATCTTTACTCCTCGATGACATTTATTATTATACTTTTATCGTCACCGTTTTATTTATAAGGATTTAGAGTTGTGAGACTTCGTAATCGTCTCTTGCGTCAAGAAGTTTGGGTACAAACTCATCTCTTGTTGCTGTGAATACAGCAGGACCATCATCTTGTTGTGCCATTAATATTACTGTTTGATCTACAGGAATACCTGTTCTTTCCTCAAACATAATGGCATAGGCAGAACATTGTATGAAATAATTATAGCATTGAGATCTTGTTTTTCTTTTGTTGGATGTCTTAAAATCTATAACAGAAAGTCTACCTTTGTATTCTGCAATACAATCTGCTTGGCCTCCTAGGCGTAAATGATCTGAATACATAGTTGCTTCTAAAGCTCTAATGTTGTCTATATCAGATAACAAAGGCTTCATATTATTCATATACATTTCTTTATCTAACATGTCTAAAGATTGAACACCTTCCTCATGTAGATTTGTTTCATTTAATAAGTGATACTCTACTAATTTGTGCATTGAAGTGCCACGCTTAGCAGCCCTAGATGAAATTTTATTGGCTTCTGCCTCACCTATCTTTTTCTTCCAAGCATCAATATAGGGCTTAGATTTATGAGATAGAATTGTAGTAACAGAAGGATATAGAACACCGGAAGGCGTTTGATAACGCCTGCCTTTTTCTGTATTTTTTCTTTTCAGTTGATCTATTTCAACCGGTATGTGTTTGAACATTATCTAATCCAGCATTTATATCCTGTACAGTTATCTAAATCGGAACCACAATGGATACAGAAACCCTCTGCTTTTGCTTGGGCTTCTTCTTGTTCCATGTGATGTGCTTCTTGGGCTGCGTCATTATGAGCGCTCAGTTCATCCTGGACGCTCATTAGATATTCGTGTTCCCTATCTTCCATTAAACTAGACCTCCGTCTCTAGTTCCACCTGCTGAGTAACCAGACAAGTAACCAGGACCATATTGTTCTCTAGCTCCTACTCTGTAACCGTTTAAAACATTTCCTCTAGCTTTGTTAAGAGCTGGAGCTGCCCAACCGGCTGCTTTAAGTACATCGCCTTCGTTGAACTTTTCATGTGTTAAGTTAATGAAACCCCATACAGATCTGTTACCGCCGTTGCCGTCAGTAATAATAATTTTACAAAATTTACGACCTGCTTTAAAGGTTACACCATAGTCTTTAAGACTTGGGAATGCTTTGAAGTGTTGTGCTTCAATAGCGTTACATAATCCTTGGATTTTGTTTTTTAGTTCTTCGTTCATATTATTTAGTCCTCACTTTTTATTTAATATACATACATTATGCACTCAACTGAACCATTTGTCAACCTTTTTCTGTGCTTTTTTCAAAAGAATTTTATCAGCCTTATCAAGGATTTGTAACAATAAAGCCTTTTCTTTCATGTAAACCTTAGCAAAATGTTCATCATGCTCGGTTATAGACTTAGTGTTATCCAATAAATCGGCTATTTTTATAGTCTGTCCTGATCTAGAAGCTTGTGCTGAGTGTTCTCTATCTAACCCCTTTCTGAAAGCTCTGTTGCCATCTTCAGGTTTGGATACATCAGTTAATTCTTCTACTAAATCAGCCACAACATGTCCAAAATGGAATGCTATTTGATCTAAAGTTACATCACAATCCTCGACTGTATCATGTAAAACTGCTGCCATAAGCATTTCTTCTGTATGTTCTACAGTTTTAACGATTTCCATTACTGCCAAAGGGTGTACAATGTAAGGCTCACCAGTGTATTTTCTGGTTTGTCCTTCATGTGCTTTTGTAGCGAATTTTATGGCTTTATCTAATTGTTTCATGCGTACATTATGCACTCTTTAGGACCAAAAGTCAAGCACTTTATTCGTTCTTTTCTTCGTAATCTACCCTTGCTAATATGTACTCTTTTACGAGTTCTGAACGAACAATGTCCTCAGGACCAAATTCTACTGTTCCAAATGAGGGCATATCCTCTGCTATTTGTATGAACTTCTTCATTCCAGATTTATCATTATTCTTATATAAGTCTGTTTGCCTAAAATCTCCACAAAAGATGATCTTAGAATTGTGGCCTACTCTTGTCATAATACTGTTAATTTCCATGTCATTCATATTCTGACATTCGTCTACCACGATGATAGAATTATCCAATGTGATACCTCTAACGAACGAGGTGCACATGAAGTATAATTTCTTTTGTTCCATAAGTCTGTCATAAGGTTTTTCCTTGTGTGGATATAGTTCGTCCATCATGTTCTGATAAGGTATGGAGTAAACATCTATCTTTTCTCCATAGTCACCCGGCAAGTGTCCTATTTCCCTTGAAGGAACTGCTGAACGAATTATGATTAATTTATTATACGGACCACCTCTATTAATCACATCTTCCATTGCCTTATATAATGCAATAAAAGTTTTACCTGTTCCGGCAGAGCCATGCAACAACAAAGCATCTTTGCGTTTGTACATTTGCCAGAATAAATTTTGTGTATTAG